GATTTATACGTCTGTAAGCCACCTGCTTATTCAAGAGTTTGGGAACTTTTAGGATTTAAATCGCAGCGCCCACTACACGACGTTTCGATGCCTTTGCAGGAGCCGGTGGAGCAGCCTTCACTTCAACTTCAGGTGGAGCCGATGGAGACGCAGGAACAAACTTCTGTTCCTCTTGAGCTGCCTCCTCAAAACGATCAGCCAAATTTGATTTTACCTCCTCATCCTCTTCAGGTAGAGCATCCTCCTCAGCATCAAACACTTGAGCGGCAGTCACTCTTGGCTGTGCCGACACTTGCGCATACGAAATACGCCATGTCACTCCAAAGCCCTGACCGGAGACGTAGATACTCGGGCTAACGATGAACCTTGCTTCCATACGCTTAGGAAACACAGCTTCTAAGTTATCAGTTGTGAGTGGAATAGGTCTGTTTGCCATATCCACTGCATCCATGTTAACCTTTCCATCATAGACAGGAACCTTCATTCTGAAGCTAGGTGGGTACTTTCCATTCGGAATCCACTCTGCACCTTGCTTCTCTACGCTAGGACTTACTAGCGTCTTCATGCTGTCACGGAGGACATCCTCCTTGCGAGCACGACCAAACCAAGAGACTGATTTCTCTACGGCTGTTCTGATGACCTTCTCCTCAAGATCTTTGAGGAAGTTGTACATTTGACCTATCTCACGAGCTTGAA